CTCCAACCACTGACCCAAGCTTAGCATCTCCTGCGCCGTAAAGTAACGCATAGATGAAAGTTTTTGCCTGACTTCTTGATTCAATTTCAGCAAGTCGTTGATTAGTGGTGTGTATGTCTCCGTTAAGGATTTCATTAGTATAGCCCTCGTCATTTAATTCATGTGCCAACATCCTAAGTTCCAACCCACTTGCGTCAATCCCCACAAGTCTATAGTTTTCAGGTACTGTCCAACAAGCACGACAGTCTTCACCATAGGGCGAGGTACTGCTGGGAATCTGTGCCATGTTAGGATGTGAGTGTGTCATGCGTGAAGTCACTGCGCCGTTAGGATTAACATAGCCGTGTACTCTGCCTGTCTCTTCGTCAAGTTCCTTGATCCAACTCTTAGTTTGAGCCAAGCGTTTCTGTAACATAAGGTACTTTGCAATCAGAGCGGCCTGTGGAATACCCTTAACTCTATTTAAAGTTGACTCATCTACAATAGGTTGACCTGTAGGTGTGTGCTTCTGAGGCTTCCAACCAAAACGAATTAGGTACTCGCCGATCTGTTTACGTGAGCCTAAGTTAAAAGGTGTTTCAGTTTTACGTGCGATGGGCTTAGAGTCCATGTCACAAAGTATACGTTCATACTCATCGTCTGTTAGCCGTGTGCCTTTGCCATGTTGGTCGGTTGCTGTCTTGGCTACTGCGCCTGTCGCTGTGTACTTGGGTGTTAGTATCTGAGTAGTAACTACAGGCCGGAACTCTTCCTGAACCTCTTGCTCTAAGTCGTGTAGCTTAGTTTCAAACATAGCCATCAAGCCCATAACTTTCTCAACGTCTAACACAAAACCGTTGGTACGCTGTTGATCTATGATCTTAGCTACGCCATGTTCTATCTGTACTGACTGCGGTGTGAACCCACGGCTCTCAAGTTTCAGAGCTTCATATACTTTAGTATTAAGAAGCACATCGTTCTTGCAGTACTCTAACATCTCAGGTGTGTACGAACTCCAAGCGTCTTCTTGTTTTCCGAAGTCTCCTTTCTTGAAGCCCAACCTGTAGCCCCATCCTTCAAGGCCGTGGTTGCCTTCGCGTGTAGGGTTGAAGAGCCGTGACAGTACCAGTGTATCAACAATCTTCTTGTCGAATAGGTCTACTCCTGCAACCTTTTTAATAGCAGGAATGTCATAGCCGATAAGGTTGTGACCGATTAGTTTAGTTGCAGAAGAGAGCATAGCATAGCCCTCGTCTAGTTGAGTGTTGTCGAATGTAAATACGTCCATAGTATCTACGTCTTGAGCCACGATACAGTGTATCTGCGTGGGGTCTAAGCCGTCTGCTTCTATATCAAATACTAAGTTACTCATTCGCGTACTGCTCCTTTAAGCGTGTCTCTAGCTCTTTATCTTTCCAATCGTTATTGGGACTACGAGGATCTTTAAGCATCTCTTCGTAATACTCTTTAAGCACATCAAACTCTATTGCAACGCGAAGCCCTGCCATAGTAAAGTGCGCCCAATCAAGAATCCCAACTGGTCTAAAGCTTGTTTTGTTTTTAGCTATTACAAAGCCGTTAAAGATTGTACCCTGACGAGTGTAGCTTACCTCATAAACTAAGTCAGGGGCTGTCTTCCTAAGCTGTTGTAATGCGTTTTGTAAGGCGTAAGTTCCGTAAGGTGTCTTACTCATATGATCTCTCCATCAAACTGCGCCGCATCATAATCATCTAGCTCTCTGAGTCTACCTGTCTTGTTATCATACAGTAGGTGAGAAGCAACGCCAACATCTCCAGTGTATCTAGACTTCAGTACTCTGACCTTAGTGGTCGAGGCTTCTATCTGATCCTCTGACTGTTGGTTACGCTCCAAGGAGATCACGCAATCACTTAGCTGAGCAATACTCTGGCTCCCTCTGAGATGATTAAGCCCTGTCTCGATGCCGTTCTCGTGACCTCTGTTGCCCTCTACTCTACGCAAGTGAGATACCAGTATCATACCACAGCCTGTCTCTTCTACCATAGTTCTGAGGCGATGCATGATGCCGTCAATAGCTTTACGCTCATCGTTTTCTAGCGTAGATAGTACAAGCATGTGAAGGTGATCAACTACAATCCATTTACAATCCAGACCTATGATCATGTAGCGTAGCTTGCTGAAGATGTCGTCAAGGTTGTTGACTCCGTGGTGTGCATGAATCCAGACACGCCCATCGTTGTCACCCATGAATACTTTCTGAAAGCAATCATCTAACTCTTCGTCAGTGAACTCAGCCTTAACACTATCAAGGTGAAGCTTAGCGTTAGCCTCCACTGCCATGATACCTTCGGCAGTACGTGACCAGTTCTCTTCAAGGGCTATGACACCCACGTTATCTTCTGTGTTGTTGATCAACCAGTGTTCAATCTCTCTGGTTACTGAGGACTTGCCCAAGCCTGTGCCGCCAGTGAGTGTAACTAACTCACCTGCTCTCAAGCCTTCTAGCTTTTTGTTAAGCCCCGCCCAAGGATAGGGGATGGCTGTCTTCTTCTCTAGTCGTAGCTTTTGATAGGCTTCAAACTGATCAGATAGATTTAGTACACCCGATGGCGTATAGACTTTAGCATCCCAGAAAGCACTGACGTATGCGGCGTGTCTACCTTGGCGTAACATATCGTTAGCATCTTTGTAGTCCACGGGCATTGTCATGATCTTAGCTTTCTTAGGGGTCAGTAGCTTTGCAATTGCTTGCGCCGCTTCCTTCCCTACCTTGTCGTTGTCGAAGTTAATGACAACAGAATCGAATGACTCAAGGTATTCAAGGCTTTGTTTAACATCACGAACGCCTCCTTGCGCTCCTGATTTTATAGATACGACAGGCCACTTGCTACCCATAAGTTCATAAGCGGCCATCGCATCACACTCGCCTTCTGTTAATGTTATAAACTTACCACCTGCTTTGAACAGGTTCTCTCCAAACAACCCTACTTCTTTAGGGCTTCCTGTCCATGTAAACTCTTTGTTCTGTTTACGTATCTTAGTCCCTGCTAACTCATGTCCATTGTAGTAAGGATAGTAGTGCTTATCTATCTTACCGCCTGTTTTTGTTGACTTAACACCATACTTCTTAGCTGTATCTAAGCTGATCTTACGGTCAGTTAGCTCACTGAATGAAGCAGTTGGATTCTCTACCATCTTGCTGTTCCTTTGATACACCTCAAAGTCCGTTACGGTATCAGGTTGTTGCACTTCCGCTGTGCTGTATTGGGGTAAGTGTGTATTGCAAGAGAAGCACCACCCAGTACCGTTATCGTTAACCGATACTGGGTCGCTACCTCCACAAGCAGGACAAGGTTGCTTATGTTTAACAAAAGGCATTCGCCTTACTCCTCAGTTGCTTCAACTTCCTCTGTTGCTAATGCCTCATCCGTGAGGTGGTTAGATTTAAGATTAGCTATGAGTGTAACTGTTGCGGCTTGCATTAAACCAACAGTCAGTGTAGCTTCTCTAAGGTTTTTATCTGCTTCCATTAGGTGAGTGAGTACAGCCCGCCCCTCATCTGAGATCAGATCTGACTCGTAGTTCACATCATCTACTGTTACTATAGCCATTACAGTTCATCCTCCATGTCACTTTCAGCCGCTTCAAACTCAGCACCATCAGGGCTACCAACTTCAACAAGGTCTAGTACTTGCATAGCTTGAAAGTCTAAGCCTTTGAAAGAGCCGTACTTGTTAGTGGTTTCCCACTCATTGTACTGCACCTTAACTACAGAACCATTGCCTACTTTAGCATCAAGAGGTTTCTTGTACTGGTCAACAAGTCTAGGTGCTGATCGTACTGTCCCGTCCTTGCCATCGACCTTACGTTTAATCACAATGGATGGGCCTTCGTCCATCTCTTTAATACTAAATCCACGAGCCTTAAAATCTGCGGCAGTGGCCTCATCTACAACTAAGTTTACTGAGTACGTGGGTTCAAAGGTTGTGTTCGGTGTAGTGACCGATGCCCAGTACGCTGTGCCTTCTAGTATAGCCATGTTACTTTCCTCTTTGGTGGTTAAAATTAATTGTGGAGTATACCACAGTTGTTCAAGCCTGTCAATCTTTATTTGTTACCGACTGAATCCGTGTCCTTGTTGCCGTTGATTATGTCAAGCGTTGTTTCGTACTCAGTCTTGTCAATGATGTACTGTATGACTGCTTGTTCTTTCACGCCATACTGCTTACAGGCTACGCTTAAAAGAACCTTACCATCTGCTACATCTCTTGCCGCCTTTGATGTAGCTACTGCTTGCGGTGATGGGTCTGCGCTAAACATCTCTTCAAACATTGCGATCATCCTCCCGTTCTTTCTTGAGTTCATCTATCATTAATTCAGATTCATATAGCAATCTAATG